AACAGTTAATTGACAAATTGGATAACTTGGTAATAGGGTTAGGTAAAGTAACTGATACTGAACTAATGCAGATTGCTAAACAGATTGATTTCTTTGCAGAAATGGAAACATTGGGCTTTACGAAGCTAATGAATAGAGTAGGTAAAACCTTTGATGATGAAATAGCAAGAGTATTTACTGAACTATCTAAAAGAGAATTAGGTAAAGTATCTGTAGCAAGTATTGAAACATTAAGAGAACTAAAGAACTTTGAGATGACTTATTTGACAAATGGAGTAAGACAATATTCAGACCAACTAAAGACTGCGATGCTAAGAGGTATCATTACTGGTGAAACCAATGCACAGATTATGGCAGGACTACAAACTGGATTTGGTGTAGGAACTTTTATTAGTAGTAGTGAAACATCATTCTTAATTAACGATGCCTTCTCACGATTCAGTAACACTTCAAGAGCAAAAGCATTTAAAGAGTTCCCTGATATTAAGTTTAAATACATTGGAACAAGCGATAACAAAACAAGAGATGTATGTAAACGAGCATTACAAGAGCCACCTCTTACAAGAAAAGAGATTGATGCTTTAGGATATGTTAGCTTTTCAGATAGAGGTGGATATAATTGCAGACATGATTGGGTAAGAGTATGAGAATAGACCAAGTAGTTAAGCCAAACTCTAAGGTAATGTCTAAGTTAGCACAAGATGCTATTGATAAAATTACTTTAGATGCAAGTAAAGGGAAGTTTCAGAATGGAAGAAGTGGATACCAATACTCAAATCAAGGTGCTAAGATAGGATTTAGAACGATTAATGGTAGGGCAGTTAATATTGATAGTTACAAGAATCGTAAAGCAGCAGGTATGAGATACCCTAATGGGCAAAGAGTAAAAGGGTTTGAGAATCAATCTACCGACACTCAAACTTCTTTTGTGAATATGAAATTGACTGGTAGAACTCTAAGAGGTATGAGAGCATCAGGAAAGACTGATACTGCAATCATTACTTATGATAGAGGTGAGATAGTATTAGGTAATGAGAAACGAGGATATGACATCTACGATTTGTCTAATAAGAATAAAGAATTTATAGCCGACAGATTCGGCAAAGAACTTTTGGATAGAAACATTAAAAAGTATGTATCCAAAACTACGATAATAAAATAGGAGGGCAGTATGTCCGAAGAAACAGTAATAGTAGAAGAACAAGCAGTAGCAGAAACTCCTACACAGGAAAATACTGATGCAAAATCAGAAGTAGGTAATTTAATTGCAGAAAGCAAGAAATACAGACAAAGAAGCCAAGCAGCAGAAGCTGAGTTGAATGAACTCAAAGAAAACCTCAAACTTCAAGAACAAAAACAGCTTGAAGAAAAAGAGGAGTTTAAATCTTTGTATGAAAAGATGAAGGAAGAAAACTCACAGTTAAAACCTGTAGTAGAACAATTCCAAATTCAAGAAAAACAAAGACGAGAACATCTGCTGTCCCAACTTTCAGATGACGAACAAGAAATCTATGTAGACCTGCCAACAATGAAGTTGGAAAAGCACATTGAAAGATTGGGGAATAAAAAAGTGCAAATATCTGATGCTAAAGAGGTTACTTCAAGTGGAAAGTTTGCTGGTAATAGCAAATGGTCTGATTTGTCAGAAAAAGACAGACAGGAAGCAAAGAAGAATCCTAAACTTTGGAAACAGATAGTAGATGGCTATAGAAATTAAAACCTTAAAAGGAGAGTAATAAAATGGCTGATGGAAATGTAACAACAACTACAGCTGCTAATTTTATACCTGAGATGTGGAGAGATGCTATCCTTGACTACGCAGAAAGAAAATTCGTTCTTCGTAATCAAGTATCTGACTTTTCAAGTATGTTAGCTGAGGGTGGAGACATTCTAAATATCCCTAAAGTAGCAGAAGATACTGCTGCTGCTAAGTCTGCAGGAACTGCAGTAACTTATCAAAATAACACAGATGGTGTAATTCAACTTTCAGTTGACCAACATCACTACGAAGCTAAAAGAATCGAGGACATCGTAAGAGTTCAAGAATCTGCTGACCTATTTGGTGCTTATGCCAAATCAATGGGTTATGCTTTAGCTAAAAAAGTAGAAAATTATCTTGCAGTAGATGTATTACAAGCTGCTACAGGTAATGATACTGCTTTAAGTTCTGACAATGTATTTACAACTGCATTAATTAGAACTGGTTTACAGAAACTGCTTGATGCAGGATTTGATTACACAGATGGCGAACACTACTTATATTGTTCACCTGCTTCTTATATGTCTTTACTATCATTAGGCGACTTTACAGATGCTAATGTTAGAGGAGATGGAGCAGCCCCAAATGCACAAGGTAAAATTATGTCAGCTTATGGCTTGAATGTTTTCCCTTCTACTGATTGGGACGATGATGGTGGTTCAGGCGATGAAACTGCAACTATCTTCAACAGAAATAGTGTTTACTTTGCACAACAAGTAGCTCCAAGAGTTCAAAGTTCCTATAATAACATGGGCATTGCATAGGCGATTATGCAAGTTAGCACCGAGAAATTAAACTGGAAACCTAACCCTTTAAATAAGGTATGGCAATCAGACACCGAAGGCAGAAACTCAAAAGTCTGTCAGGGGCAACGAATAGAGAATGAACCTGCAATGCAGAATATAACTTCTCCACGAGTTCTCGGCAACTCATCTAATGAGTTGATGATTTATTCTGAACTATATTGAAAGATATAGAAGTAGTGGATAAAGAGCCATTACGATAACAAATTTGATGACATTGACCACTTGGCAACTTCTGTTGTAGCTGATGTACTATTTGGTGCAGCATTATCTCATGCTGCTAATTCAACATCATTAGGTGTTGTGAATTTCACAAATCCATAATTTGGATAAGTGAAAATCGGTTCAATATGGGGCTAATTTCGGTTAGCCCTATATTACCATTAAATAAGAATTTGAAGGAGATTTAAATGCCATTATACGAATATAAATGCGATTGTGGAAAAGAATTTGAGGTACATCAACCTATAAATGATGAAAAATACAAAGATTGTTCAGAAGTTGGATATTTCAAGTGTGATAAACCCAACAAACTAAAAAGACTTATTGGCAAACCTGCCATATTTTCAGATGACATCGGTAGAGGTCATAAACGAATGAAAGATAAAGATTTATATAAGGAATTAGACATTGAGTAGTAATACAAATATAGGAAATACACCTGTAAATCAGGGTTATGTTCAGCTAATTCATACTGGAGAAACTGGAGGAATAGATGGTACACTTCGTACTTTGTATGATGGAGATGGGACTGCATCAGATTTACAGATTGCTTCTAACAAAGTTAAAATATCTACTGAATTATTTATTGGTTCAGATACTTTACAAGAATATATACAAGACACAGTTGGTGCTATGTTGGTTACCAATGCAAGTCATACTAATCTATCTGCTGCTTATGACGATGCAGGTGATGGTGCTATTGACTTAACAGCATCAGGAGATGTAACTCTAAGTAATTCAGTAACCTTATCAAACAAAACTTTAGCTGCCCCAACCTTAACTGGTACAACACAAGGGGCAAGTATCACCTTATCAGGCGATTTAACAGTAAATGGAACAACCACTACTGTAAACCAAACTAATTTAGATGTATCAGATAATATTATAGGATTAAATCGTGGGGCAGGTTCTAATGCTAACGATTCAGGATTAATTATAGAACGAGGTAGTACAGGAGATAATGCAGCAATTATATGGGACGAATCTGCTGATAAATTTACCTTAGGTACAACTACCTCAACACCAAGTGCAACTGGGGACTTAACTATATCTACTGGAACATTAGTAGCAGCTTTAGAAGGTAATGCAGATACTGCAACAAAGATTGCATCAATTACAAATAGTAATATTGTACAACTAACAGATACACAAACACTATCTAATAAAACTTTAACAAGTCCAACTTTTACTGGAGATATAAATTTTACTGATGCTTCTACACCACAATTTACTATAAC